ATCGGATTCATACAAGGCAGCAGACAAAGACCTAAAGCAGAAGATTGATGAAGTCGAACAGGAACTTAAAAGCAAGAAGGCTGCCGAGGTCAAGAGCTATTTCGAGGAATATCTTGCAAGCAAAGATATTGACTTTGTAACCTACGAACAAGCAGGAATCAACGTCACACTTTCCGCAAGTCTCAAAAGCTTGAAGGAGCAGGCGAAAGCCTTCATCGACAGAATTGTTTCCGATCTCGCACTGATAGAAACCTTCACAGACCTGAAAGCAGAAATCTTGGTCGAGTATAAGAAAAGCCTTAACGTCTCAGACGCTATAACGGGCGTAAAAGCTCGTGCAAAGGCAGTACAGGAAGAACAGGCAAGGCAGGAAGCAGAAGCCAAAAAAAGAGCCGCAGAAGCGCAGAGAGTGGAAGCAATCAAGGCGGCTATACCGGAAGCACCGGCAGCCGTTGAAGCTCCAACAGAGCAAGCAGCAGCACCAGCACCGGAAAAGAAGTTTTGCATACGCTTCACAGTCAAGGGAACGAAAGAGCAGTTAATCGCTCTGAAAAAATTCTTAAACGAAGGAGAATACGAATATGAGTAATCAGAACCAAAACCAGAATGCACAGAAAGCAGAATTAACCGTTGTTTACGAGGTCAACGGTGAGCGGATCAAGCTGACACCCAGCATTGTACAGCAGTATATCGTTGGAGATTCCGGCACGATCACCCTTCAGGAGTTCAAATTTTTCACAGAGCTGTGCAAGGCTCGCAAGCTGAATCCCTTCCTGAAGGAAGCCTACTGCATAAAGTTCGGCAACCAGCCGGCACAAATCGTAGTCGGAAAAGACGCTATTTTGAAGCGTGCAATCATTCACCCAGACTTTGACGGCATGGAAAGCGGTGTCATAGTTCTAAAGAGCGACGGCAGCGTAGAAGAACGCAAGGGAACGTTCTATCTCGGCAGCTCAGAGCAGCTCGTCGGCGGCTGGGCTAAAGTATACAGAAAAAACTGGAAATATCCGACATACTGCTCCGTAGCATTTGACGAAGTTGCCAACAGGAAGAAGGACGGACAGCTCAACAGTAATTGGGCTGGCAAGGGTGCAACAATGGTTGAGAAGGTCGCAAAGGTCAGGGCATTACGTGAAACCTTCATCGAGGACTTGTCCGGAATGTATGACGCAGACGAGACAAACGCACCTGCTCCGGAAGCACCTTCTGAGCCTGAGATCATTACACAGGCAGAACCAGAAGCTGAAAAGCCTATAGACGTTACATTCGATGAATTATAATATTATTTCAACAGGTTCACAAGGAAACGCCATTGTCCTGAATAATATCATACTTCTTGACTGCGGCGTTCCCTTTCGGGACCTGAAGGACGTTTACAAGGACTTGAAAATCGTCCTTTTAACTCATATACACGGCGACCACTTCAACAAGACCACAATTCGCAAGCTCGCAGCAGAACGACCGACACTCAGGTTCGCCTGTTGTAGTTGGTTAGTCTCAGAGCTATTGCAATGCGGCGTTTCAGTTCACAACATAGATTTGCTTGAAATCGGTCGTATTTACGATTATTCAGCGTTCAAAGTCTCACCGGTCAAATTATACCACGATGTTGACAACGCCGGCTGGAGAGTATTCCAGAACGCTGAGAAAGCAATATATATGACAGATACGGTAACGCTGGAAGGAATCACAGCAAAAAATTACGATCTATATCTCGTCGAAGCAAACTACATCACAGAAGAACTCGAAGAACGTATCAGAGCTAAAGAAGCGGCAGGGGAATACGTATATGAGTACCGTGTTCAAAAGGTTCATTTGAGCAAAGAAAAAGCTGACGAATGGCTTCTTGATAATATGGGAGATCACAGCGAAGCCATTTACATACATCAGCATATTGAAAAGGAGGAATAAACTTGAAAGATTTATTGCAAGAAATATTTAACGAGAACGAGCAAAAGTGTACGGACCTATTCGGAACAGAAATACGGTTCGGCAAACTTCAGGACGGTTCGAGAAACAAAATGAGAGTATACGTTGATTATTACAAGTTTTGTTCCGAAATACTGAAAGTATATAAACCAGAAATAACAAATGACGGTGGTGTTAAAGTCATTTCACCCTGCAAACTTTCTCAACTATCGGAGCAGGAACAGCAGGACGTGAAGGAAATGCTGGAAGCTATCATCGACACCGTACATTACGCAAAGTATAAAGGAGTAAAAAAGCATGAATAACGTGATCTTAATGGGAAGGCTCACAGCCGACCCTGAACTCAGGCAGACACAAAGCGGAATATCATCGTGCCGCTTCACAATCGCAGTCAACAGGAAATTCAAGAACAAAGATACGAACCAATACGACGCTGACTTCATATCCTGCGTAGCATGGAGACAGACAGCCGAGTTTGTTTCAAGGTACTTCAGCAAAGGCAACATGATTTGTGTTTCCGGAAGTCTCAGAACTGGCAGTTATCAGGATAAGAACCACTCGGACGTAACACACTACACAACTGACGTAATGGTTGACGGCGTGGAGTTCACAGGCGAGAAAAAGCAGCAGGGAACAACGACAAACTATACAGCAGCAGGAACGCCACAGCAGACAGCACAACAGCCGCCGCAATACTCACACCATAACGCACTTGAAGCAGGTCAGCCAGAAAAACCGGAAATGAGTTACGGCAATCTGAGCGACTTTGAAGAAATACTCAGCGACGGTGATGTACCGTTTTAAGGGGGAACAAAAATGAATATCAATGATGAACTTGAACAAGCCTTCAGGCAGTTAAACCGCATAGAAGGAGAGAGAAATGCCGAGCCGTGAATGTGTATGTTCTCAGCAGTCAGGCTGTCTGAGCTGTCCGCTATCCAGACAATTGACCGGAAAAGACTGCCGAGAGCTAACGCACGAGGAAATACAGAACATTATGAACCTATTCAGGGAGCTTGAAAAACTTCCTGAAACGGTCATAATTGAAAGCTTAGAAGAATATCTACGAAAGGAGTATGCAATGTATATCAATGGAAAATGGTACACCGAGCCGGAGATTCAGGCACACGTTATGGACCTCGAAGCCAAGATCAAAGCACTCGAAGAAGAAAACAAAAGGCTTCGTGAGCAGATCGCAAGGAACAGCGAGGAAGAATATGAGTGACACGGATATGCTATATATATCAAGCCTTCAGAAAAGACTTGAAGAAGCAGAAGCAAAGAAAGCAGAAATGGAACAGCTTCTCCGGGAATGTATGAGGATTCTCGCAGTCGCAGAGTTTGATTTTGACGTATTCAGCAAAGAAGCTGACAAAATATATGACAAAATCGAAAAAATACTTAAATAAATTCAAAGCAGATCGTTATATGCAATCTGCTTTTTTATGGATTTTCTTGACAAAATAGTAAAAATGAGTATAATATAAGCAACAAAACACATCGTAAACCACACCAAAAACCAATTCAGGAGGTAATCGCATGAAAAAAGGCATAGACGTTTCGGAACATCAGGGCAATATCAATTTCCCGTTAGTCAAGGCAGCAGGAATCGAGTTCGCAATGATAAGGGCTGGCTACGGCTGGACTACTCAGGACAAAAAGTTCGAGCAGAACGTGAACGGCTTCCTTAATGCAGGAATCTCAGTTGGTGCGTATTGGTTCATATACGCAACCAACGTCGAAGAAGCTATCAAGAACGCTGACAAGTGTATCGAAGTTCTCTCCAAGTTCAAAGGCAAATTTACATATCCTATCGGCTGCGACTATGAATATGATTCAGACAGCTATTCAGAAAGACAGGGCGTAAAGCAGAACAAAGCAAGCCGTACAGCTATTATCGAAGCTTTCTGCGACAGGCTCGAAGAAGCAGGCTATTACGTCTCGCTGTATCTCAATAAAGACTATATCGCAAACAAGGTCAATTATAACGAACTCACTCAGTTTGATTTGTGGCTCGCTCAGTGGGACGTTGCAAAGCCATACAAAGAGTGCGGAATGTGGCAGAACTCTGACAAGTTCACAGTCGCAGGAATCAAAGTTGATTCTGATGTAGCCTACAAGGACTACGAGCAGATCATCACCGGAGCAGGGCTGAACCATACAACAAAGGCAGCTGCACCAGCTCCGAAGCCGGTTAAATTCCTGACCTATTATGTACGCAAGGGCGATACACTCACAGCTATTGCAAACAGGTTCGGAACTACAGTGCAGCAGATCGCAGCAGATAACAACATTAAGAACGTGAACTTGATCTACGTCGCACAGCCTTTGAAGATAAGATGTTAAAGTCGTGCAGCAGGTGTGGCAGGATTCACGCAGCAGGTCAATGCACTGTCAAGGCTGAATATAAGGCAAGGAACTATGACAGATCACAGGACGACGCATATCAATTCAGACAGCGTGCAAAGTGGCGTAAGAAGTCAAAGCAAATCAGGACTGACGCACAGTATTTATGTGAAGTCTGCCGAGATAAAAAGAAGCTCGTATACGAAGGGCTTTCAGTACATCATATCACGCCGCTGAAGGAAGATACTTCAATCGGTTATGAAGATACGAACCTGATATGCTTATGTTCAACCTGTCACGAGCTGGCAGAAGCTGGAATGATTGACAGAGACTATTTGAGAAAGCTCGCTACGCTCAGAATTAGCAGGAAGCGGTGAGCATATCCCCCCCACTATGCCGCTGCTTTTTCAAGGCAGAAAGACAC